TTCAAAACAACTTACTCCTAAAATGAGAACTTATGTTCCTGTATTAGTAAGAGGTGAGGAATCTGAAGGAATCAAATTTTGGGGATTTGGTAAAACTGTATATCAAGAACTACTTGCTTTCTTCGCAGACCCAGATTATGGTGATTTAACAGACCCGACTAGTGGTAGAGATATTACTGTTGAGTTTAAAACCGCTAAAGAGTTAGGTAAGAACTATCCTGAAACTTATATCAGAGTTAAACCAAACCAAACTCCAATTACAGAAGATAAAAACGTTTTAGAATCTGTAAAAGACCAAATTGAATTACCAGGTATGTTCAAAAAATACTCATATGATGATATGAAAGGTTTATTGGAAACTTGGATGGAACATGGTACTGTTGGTGAGGATAATAAGGAAGAGGAAACTCAACCTACTCAAAACACTACTCAATCAACTTCACAACCACAGGCGGTTGCGAGTAATTCAACAAATTCAGATGTAAAAGATGCATTTGAAGATTTATTCAATAATTAAAATAAGTTATAAATGGCTAAAACAAATCGAGATGAATTATCATCGATTTTAGCTGATAACCTTAATAAAAAGTTCAAAGGACAAGCGAAAGTTGCTTATTTCTTAGATGGCTCCGAACAGACACCCACCGACTTAACTGAGTGGGTGTCGACTGGAGATGATATGTTAGATTTAGCAATATCAAATCGACCTAATGGTGGATTTCCTGTCGGACGAATTGTAGAGGTTACTGGTTTAGAAGCGAGTGGTAAATCTCTGTTATCAGCACATACATTAGCAAACACTCAGAAGAAGGGTGGATTGGCAGTGTATATTGATACGGAGAACGCAATCAATCAAGAATTCTTAGAAGCATTAGGTGTTGATACTCAAAAGTTACTTTATGTACCTTTAGAATCAGTAGAAGATATCTTTGATGCTATGGATTCAATTATCGAATCAGTTAGAAAATCTGATAACGATAGGTTGGTAACAATAGTAGTTGATTCAGTTGCGGCGGCAACTACTAAAGTAGAATTGGCAGCTGATTATGACCAAGCTGGTTATGCTACCCAAAAAGCAATCATTATCTCAAAAGCAATGAGAAAGATTACAAATCTTATTGGTAGAGAGAGAATATTGGTTGTATTCACAAATCAACTTAGAGTTAGAATGGGAGTATCCTTTGGAGACCCTTATACTACATCAGGTGGGAAAGCGTTAGGTTTTCACGCATCTTGTAGATTAAGAATGAAACAAATGGGTAAACTCAATTCTAAAGTTGGGGGTGTAGAACAAACTGTTGGTATTAAGACTAGAGTTCAGGTCATTAAGAACAGAATGGGCCCACCACTAAGAGCAGTTGATTTTGAAATCTACTTTGATAGAGGTATCGATAGATATGGCTCGTGGTTAAATACTATGAAAACATATAAGTTGGTAACAGTAAGTGGTGCTTGGTATACTTGGGTTGATGAATCAACTGGAGAAGAGATTAAATTCCAAGCAAAAGGTTTTACTAAAATCTTAGAAGATAGACCAGAGGTAAAGGAACAAATGTATAAACAAATCTGTGATGCATATATCTTAGGATACAAAGAAGCAACTGAGAACGCAAATACAGATACAACAAAACTCGATGAAGGACACGAAATCTAATTACAAAGAAATGTTTAATAAACTATCAGAAACTCCTAAAAGGAATGTTAATGATAAAGTTATGATTGTAGATGGATTGAATTTGTTCATCAGATGTTTTGGAGCAGTTCCAACTCTGAATGATGATGGAGAGCACGTCGGTGGGGTAACAGGTTGTCTGTTATCCCTCGGCGCTCTTATTCGTAAGAACAAACCAACTAGAGTGTTGGTAGTTTTTGATGGTAAGGGTGGTTCTCAACGTAGAAAGAAGATGTATAAGGGATACAAAGAAGGTAGAACAGGATTAACCAAAGTTAATAGATTGGTTGGTTATGAGGATTTAGAAGACCAGGCAGAATCTATGAAACGTAACTTTAATACGTTAATCAAATACTTAGAGTTCTTACCTGTTGATTTGTGTTACATTGATTACATTGAAGCAGATGATATTATGGCATACGCTGCCAAACATATATTTAAAAAAGAAGTTATGATAATTTCCTCTGATAAGGATTTCTTACAATTGGTGGATGATAGAATTTCAGTATATCTACCAACTAAGAAGAAATGGATGCATAAAGAGGATGTAAAAGAGTTATATGGAGTTCCATCAAAAAACTTAGTATATTATAGAATTTTTGATGGTGATAAATCCGATAATATTCCTGGTGTAAAGGGTATCGGACCAAAAACACTAATAAACAAATTAGATTTCCTTCAATCGGATGGATTAACATTAGATACCTTATTCGAAAGGGTATCTCAATTGGATGATGAGAAACTGAAAAACAAAATATTGGAACATACCGATACTTTGAAATTAAATTACGATTTAATGCAGTTATCAGAACCAATAATGGGTTCAGCGATTACATCAAATGTACGAAATATCATTGATTCACCAATCAACGGATTAAATTCTTTTGGATTCAAAAAAGAGTTTATGGTTGATAAACTTTACACTGCGTTTAAGAATGTAGAAACGTGGTTAGTAAACACTTGGGGTGATTTGGATAAATATTCAAAACAAACCAGAAAATAATTTGGTAGTTACAATAATAATTCGTATATTGGTACAATATGGATAAATTCGGAAACAAATTTGGTACATCATTTCAGCTAAAGATTATATCTTGCTTATTAACAGATAGAATATTCTTACAACAAGTATATGATATCCTTAAACCTGAGATGTTTGATTCGGATGCTAACGAATGGTTAGTAACCAAAACAATGTCTCACTTTGATTCTTACTCATCTTTACCTACATTAGATGTATTTAAAAATGAAGTAGATAAGGTTGAAAGGGATGTTCTTAAACAATCGATTGTAGACAATCTAAAGCAAGTTTGGAACTTCTTAGAATCTGAGGATTTGAGTTATGTAAAAGAACAAACTTTAGAGTTCTGTAAGAATCAAACATTTAAGAACGCAATATTAGAATCCGTTGATTTATTAAGTGATGGTAAATTCGATATAATTAAATCGAAGATTGATAACGCTATGAAAGCGGGACAAGATACTGATATCGGACATGAGTACAAAGAAAACATTATTGAAAGATATGAATCAACTGTTAGGGATGTAGTTCCTTGTGGTTGGCCTGTTATCGATGAATTGGTAGATGGTGGATTTGGTAAAGGTGAATTAATAATATTTGCAGCACCACCGGGTATTGGTAAATCTTGGGCATTGGTGAATGTTGGTATGGCAGCTGCTAAAGCTGGTAAGACTGTAGTTCATTATACATTAGAACTTAACGAAGGATATGTAGGACAGAGATACGATTCAGTATTAACTGGAATACCCGTACCTAAACTTAAATTTGAAATAGATGAAGTACGAAATCAAGTAGAGAAGTTAAGTGGTGATATTGTTGTGAAACATTGGCCCACTAAATCTGCAGGATTGAATACTATGAGAGCATCATTGGATAAACTTAAATTGCAAGGTAAAACTCCTGATTTGATTATCGTAGATTACGCTGATTTGTTAAAAGGTAATAGTAGAAAAGAACGACACGAAGAGTTAGAAGAGATTGTTGAAGGATTAAGAGGTATTGCAGGTGAATACGAAGTTCCATTATTTACAGCATCTCAGATAAATCGTAGTGGGGCAGAGCAAGATGTTATTACTGGTACTTCTATAGCTGGTTCATTCTCAAAACTGATGACTGCAGATTTTGTAGTATCATTAAGTAGGAAGATTGAGGATAAATTAGCAGGTACAGGTAGATGGCACGTAATAAAAAATAGATTTGGACCTGATGGGATGACTTTACCTTCAAAAGCTAATATGAGTACAGGTAGGATTGATATCTATTCGGATGATTCCATTGATGGTAAAAAAACACAAGGTGATATGAACAAAGGGGAGAGTTTAGTAAGAAAGAATTTGTTACAAAAATATAATGAAATGAACAAAGATATTGATTTTTAATCCATACTTATAATCACCGAAAAGAACTTAAATACAAAAATAATAGAAAAAAACAATGGCAAAAATATTCACAGAACGTATTCCATTCAAACCATTTGAATATCCAGAATACTACACAGATGGTTGGTTAAAG